TGTTGCCCCACATCATCGGGTTCTTGGCCTTCCAGCCGAAGTTCACCCCGCGCACCTTATACCGCTGCTCGGTCAGCCGGTCAAGTATGCCGTACCCCAGCCCACCCTCGTCCAGCACCACCAGCGCCGGCTTGAATTCTTCTATCGCCTCGATGACGTGCCCCACCACCGTCATCGTGTCGTCGCCCCGATAGCGCCGGATGGCCAGCAGGTCGCGCCCTTGCCTGGCCACGATGACCGTCGAGTCCGCGCCGCTGCGCGCCGGGTCCACACCCAGCACGATAGGCGCGTCGGGGTTCTTGTAGCGCGGTCGCTGCATGGCCTCATCTACCACCCGCGGCGGGATGAACTGCTCATCGCCCGTGCTCGGAAACTCGCCGTAGACCTCGATCCGGGCCTGCGGGCTGTCCTCGCCATACTCCGAGATGATCTGCTCGTACACCGCCTTGTCGGTGTCCTCCACCGTCCTGGCGTCAATCTGCCGCGTGTTCCAAAAGTCCCGCTTGGCGTTGAAGCACTCGTAGAAGTACCCCTGGTTGCGCCGCGGGTTGCTGAACGCGCACCAGAACCGATGCGGCGTGTTCTCAGTGAAGAAGCCCTGCGCCACGTCCCAGATCGTGTCGGGTATGCCGGACGCCTCGTCAAAGATCAGCAGCACGCCGTCGCTGTTGTGCAGGCCGGCGTACGCGTCCGGGTTCTCTTCCGACCACAACCGACCCTCCGCGCCCCAGTACCGCGTACCCTTGCGCAGGTCGCGCTCCACCAGCTCGCTCAGCCACTTGGCCGGCGTGATCCGTGTCGCGCTGATTTCCCACCAGTGGCTGCTGATCAGCATCGCCAGCCACTTTGTAATCTCGGCCCAGGTGATGCTGCGCAACTGCGCTTCGCTGTTGGCCGACACGATGACGCTGGCGCCGATGCGCGTCGTCAGCATCCACAGCACCAGCCAACTGACTAGGGCCGACTTGCCAATACCGCGGCCAGACGCCGTGGCCATGCGCAGCACCTGGTACGCGTCAACATTCTGGTTCTTGGCGATGTGGTCGCGAATGTCGCGCAGCACCTGACGCTGCCACGCGCGCGGACCTTTGTGCTTGGCCAGCGGCGTGCCCTGCTCACCCCAGGGAAACGCAAACAGGACAAACTTTTCAGGGTCGTTCGCTATAGACGGACTCCAGAGCCTGGCCATTAACGCCTGCTCTTGGTCCGCCGAGAACCGGGGCTCTTGCATCCGTCACCTCTTCTACTGTTTCCAGAACGCGCGACTCGGCCTGCGCCAGCGCCGCCGTGATGCTGATCTGCTGCGCCACGTTGACCTGCACCTGCTGCTTGGCCACCCAGTCGTGCTGGTGCTTGAGGATCATCTCAGCCGCCTTGGTGTCGCCCGCAACGGCGGCCGCGTAGATGACGTTGCTCAATTCCATCTCGGCGTCAGCGCGGCCTTTGAGTTCAGCCATCTCGACCAGCGGGTCCAACGCGCGCAGCTGTTGGTACTCCCCAGGCTGCAAGTCACAAGCCGCGGCCAGTTTCTCGCCGCGCAGGCTGCGCTTGGCGGCGTTGTAGATGCGCGTGAGCACGGCCTCTGTAGCCTTGACCTCACGCGCTGTCAACGGAAACGACTTCATGCGCGGATCATATTTGATTGAATGCGCGACTGCAAGAAGTTGCCTGACAGTGCGTAACCGTAAGAAGTTGTCGGACAGTGTTTTGGCCGCATAAAAAATTGTTTGTGGCCCCTTCGTTTGCGCGCGCCCGACTGCTCGGCCCTCCCCTCCCCCCCATCGGCCAAGCAATAAGCACAAACCCTAATACTCCCGAAATACTCGCCACATACTCGCTGCACATACTCTTGGCCAGGCGCTGACATATTCGTCGGACATACTCGCACCAGGCCGGCGGACATACTATCGACCAGGTCGAATGACCAGGTCGACCAGGTCACCACCTGGTGCACCAGCTGGTGCAGCGAGCTGCGCGCTGGGTGGTCTGGGCGGTTTGTATGTACATACAAACACGGCCAGGCCGCGCGAGCTGCGCGCGCCAGGCCAGGCCCGAGCTGGCAGCTCTGGGTGATTTGGGCGGTTTCAAAAACCACCCAGCCAGGCCGTGAGCTGGCCAGAGCTGCGCGAGCTGCGCGAGCTGGCCAGGCCGTGAGCTGCCAGCTCTGGGCGGTTTTGAAAACCGCACATATCACCCAGACCAGGCCGGCCAGCTGCGCGAGCTGGGCGCGCTGGGTGGTTCTGGGTAGTCTGGGCGGGTTTTTTTTGACCATTTCAGTCGCACCCCCACAATGTTTGCGCGACGACGCCCAGCCTGGCAGAACTGCAAGGAAATTCCTTACAGATACATCTTTAGCACTTGTCTTTTTCTTTCAAAAACCACCCAGACACCACCCAGCCATAGGGAAACCTGCCACGCGCACCACCGCCCAGACCACGCCCAGACCACGCCCAGCGAACCACCCAGCGCGCCACACGCGCGTTGACCAGCTGCAAAACAATCCCTTACACTTGAAGCCCCGGCCACGCCTGGCCGTCACACTCTGGAGCTGCAAGATGCAAGATCAACCCACCACCTGGCGCGACGTTCTCGGCGCCGTCATCATCGGCGCGTCACTGGGCCTGTTATTGGCCGCATTCATTTAATAACCTGGAGTATCAATATGTCCAATTACCACCTGACAGAAAAATCCGCCAATTCCAAAACAGGTCCAATACCTGTCACCACGTCAACGCGCGATAACTGTCCGCCCGACTGTGGCCAGGCGCATATCTGCTACGCCGACACTGGGCCGCTCGCGCTGCATTGGTCGGCCGTCACGGCCGGCACGCGTGGCACCAGCTGGGCCGACCACGTCGCGCAGCTGGCGCAGCTCCCCGATGGCCAGCTCTGGCGCGCCAACCAGGCTGGCGATTTGCCACGCGCGCCAGGCCGCGCGACGATTGACCCGGTTAAGCTCGGCGAGCTGGTGCACGCCAATCGCGGGAAACGCGGTTTCACCTACTCCCATTGGAAGGATGCTGATTCAATCCATTGGATACGCCACGCCAATCAATGGGGGTTCACCGTGAATCTGTCGGCCGATAGCCTGGCCGAGGCCGACCAGCTGGCCGACCACCAGGCCGGGCCGGTGGTGGTGGTCCTACCGGCCGACCAGACCGAAAACCTACGCACGCCGGCCGGGCGCCTGGTGGTGATTTGTCCGGCCACGCAGCGCGACGATGTGAGCTGCGCGACCTGTCAGCTTTGCCAGCGTCAACGCGCGGCCATCGTCGGTTTTCCGGCGCACGGCACGCGCAAGAATCAGTACCGCACCATCCCCTTGCAGGCCGTGGCAGCGTAAACCACCACCAGGCGCGCGCTGCGCGCCAGGCCAACCAGGGCGCCCACGGGCGCCCTTTTTCTTTTCCTGGTCAACCGCCAGGCCGCGCGCCTGGTCAACCACCAGGCCGCGCGCACCAGCTGCGCGCTGGTGTTTGTGTCCACATACAAACACCAGGCCGGCGGATTGATTCACTGTAAGAAAATCTCTTACACTAAACACCTGGTCGGCGATTCCCGCCGGCCGGAATCAACGGACTCACCTGGAGAAAACCACCATGTCCACACTCATGCAAGCAAACCGCCAATGGTCAACCCGTCCTGAAGAGGAGCGCTTTACCTCCCTGTACGCTATGCAGGCGGCCCTGCACGCCCAGCGCGCGATAAGCCGCGCGGCCGTCGTCAGCTCGCGGCGCCTGCGCGCCGTCCCTGAAGGCCGCGACGGCCTGGTAATCGAGGGGCCCAGCGGCCACGGGTACGCCCCGACCCACTGGTCGTTCGGCCAGCTGGCCGGCCTGGTGCAGGCGCCTGGTCAGTACCTGCGCGAGCTGCCGGCCGAGCTGGCGGCGGACTGCGTCAACTACGGCCTGCAGGTCACGCGCGACGCCTCGGACATCGGCGTGCTGTTGCGAAAGGACGGCACGCTGGCGGCCGCCACGGGCCCCCGGTACGGCCGGATCTGGAACACCGATATCGTCGACGCCCTGGTCGACCGGTTCGGCGACGGCGCCACGGGGCAGTGGCGCGTGCCAGGCGTGTTCGGCCAGGCCGTGGAGGTGGATTCCCAGAACACCACCCTATACGCGGGTGATCGGGACATGTTCGTCTTCCTGGCCGATGAGGCCAACCGCATCGAGCTGCCAGGCCGGCGCGACGGCCAGACCGGCTCCCTGGCGCGCGGCTTTTTCGTCTGGAATTCCGAGGTCGGTTCGTCCACGTTCGGCCTGAAGACATTCCTGTACGACTATGTCTGCTGCAATCGCATCGTCTGGGGCGCGCATGAGCTGGAAGAAATCCGCATCCGTCACACGGCCAGCGCGCCCGACCGATTCCTAGAGGAGGTCACGCCGGCGCTGCTGGCCTACGCGAACAGCTCGGCCGGCAACGTGTCGAACGTCCTGCGCGGCGCCCAGCGCTCGAAGCTGGACAAAGTCGACGCCTTCCTGGCCCAGCGGTTCGGGCCACGCGTAGCCGACCGGATCAAGGCCGTCCATGTGACCGAGGAGGGCCGGCCAATTGAGACCCTCTGGGACGCCGTGACGGGCGCCACGGCCTACGCGCGCAGCATCCCCTGGTCGGCCGAGCGGGTCGAGATGGAGACCGAAGCCGGCCTGATCCTGGACCTGGTGGACGCCTGACGCCACACGTCGAGGGCCTGGCCGCGGCCGGGCCCTTTGGCGTGGCGCCTTGCCACGGTAACCCTGGAGTTCAGTACCATGATTGACATCAATGCCCTGTTTTCTCAAGCCCTGACGGCCGCGGTGGCCGAGGCTATCAAGCCCCTGGCCGCGCGCGTTGACGAGCTGGACGCCCGCGTGGCGTCTGTGGTGGAACAGCTGGCCAACCGGCTTTGGAGCGCCGACCAGGCCACCCTGGAACAGCGCCTGACGGCCCTGGCAACCCTGGAAGCCCGCCTGGCGGCCTTGGAGGCGGCGCCTACAGACCTGCAGCGCTTCGACGATGAGCTGGCCGACCTGGCCGGCCGGGTCAACATTCTGGAGGTGGCGCCCGCCGGCCTGCAGCGCTTCGCCGACGGTAGCCCCATCACGGCCGATCGCATCCGCGAGATCGCCAACGCGGCGGCTGAAGCCGCGCTCGACGAGCACTGCAGCTCGTACGATCACGACGATTACGACAGTCACGTCAACGACGACGACAAACATTTCGACGGCGACGTCGGCGAGGCCGTGCGCGAGGCACTGGACGGCCAGAGCTTCACGATCAGCCTGTAACCTGGAGCATCACCATGACAATCCCAACCCCCTTCTGGCGCCTGGAAGACGCCAAGACCGGCCAGCCGGTCACCCTGCCCCTGCGCCGCGCGGACTTCCGCGGCGAGCCTAACTGGACCGTGCGCGGCGGCCGGCCGCCGGCCGAGCCCGGCAAAGCCGGCCATGTCTGGGTCACCGATGAGGACGACCGCGAGCGGGAGTTCTACCCCAGCGTCTACGGCCTGGTGTGGCGCCTGCGACCCGAGCTGGCCACGGCCGCGTGCATGATGATCGCCCGCGGCGGCAGCTTCGCCGGCCATCTGGGCCAGGCGTACCTGGTGGCCGACACAGGCAACACCTGGCGCCTGTTGGAGGCCTTCCCGGACCTGTTCGGGCGCTACCTTGAGGAGGTGACCTATGAAAACACTTGAAGCATTCCGACGCGGCGACGGTGCCCACCGGGGACTGTCCGATTGGTATTCCGAGAATGAAGCCGCGCTCAAGGCCGCGCTGGACGCGCACCAACCTTTCGATACGGGCTGGTATGGGTCTAAGCATGAGATCGCCAGCGCTCGCATCTGGTCAGAAGATGGCGACAGCATCAATGTCGAGGCATCTGTATCTGATGACTTCGACACCAACGGGACGGGACGCCGACGCATCAAGGAGTGGTCACTCGACGAGGTGGCATCTGCGGTAGACGAGGCTTGGGATTCCGCAGACAAGGACCGCAGGGACAACGAACCGTACATCGGTTTCAGCATCCACGATTCCACTGGCGCATGGGTTGAGACCTACCTTGTCAGCGACGGTACGTTTGACACCCCGCCCGGCGACAACTACTACTGGTGGGGCTGGCAGCACGACGAGAAGGACGATGTCGGCATCCCTGACCCGCGCATCCCTGCCGATGCCGTGCAAGCCTTCGAGAAGTTCGCCCATGGCGATCAGAAGGAACTGACCGTCAACGGGTGGACGATCCGCCGCTGGAGGGACTGACATGCTGCTGGCCAGTAAACCCCGCCCCCGGCCGTGGCCCTTCCCGGCCCGCCTGCCCGAGCCAGGCCACGCCCCGCACCCTCGGCCCGTCCGCACACCGCCGCCGGGCCCAGAAGCCCCTGCAGCGCCATTCCTGGAGGTCGCATGGCCTGGGTCGCAGTGATCGCGCTGATCTACCTGCTGGTGCTGTTCGCCATCGATATCTTCGACGATACTTGACCCCGCGCGGTTAACCGCGCGCAGTTGTCTCTCCCTGATTGGCCCGCCAGGCTCACGCCCGGCGGGCTTTTTTTCTGGTGGGCGGCCCAGGGCCCCGGATTCGCCCTGGCTTGAGGGAGTCAGGCGCCGCCCGTTACTTCACGCGTCGCAGGCCTTCCAGCGGGCCGCCGGCCTGGCCGGCCAGCTCGGCCTCCTCGACCAGGCGGCGCAGCTCGGACTTCGACAAGTTCGCCATCTCGGGCGCACAGAACACGCGCTTCTTGGTCTTGTGTTCGACTGTGTGCAGCAGTCCCGCGTCCAGCCAGCCGGCCTCGGCCAGCGCGAAGTAGAGCGCGCCCAGGTAGAGCTTGACCCCTTGAGGGGCGCGGCCCTGCGTCCGGTCCAGCAGCTTATGGAAGGGGCCCCCGATGATGCCCGCCGCGAAGTCGGCGCTGCGGTTCTTGACCTCGTCGGTCAGGAACGCCTCGGCCGACGTCATGCTGCGCTCAATCAGGATGGCCTTGGCCTCGGTGGCCGGCGGCGCCGCCCCTGGGTTGAACTTGGAGATGTTGCGGGCCTGCAGCCAGGACGCCACGGCCCCCAGGCCGCCGGCCTTGTACCAGTCCCATAGGGCGCGGCCCTCCGGGTCCGTCATGCGCCGCGCGTCGCTCCAGACGACAAACCAGCGGCGGTCGTTGCTGTCGATAGCGATGGCCCCACGCTCGTTGCTGAACGCCAGGACGAACACGCGGTTCAGGGCCTCGTAAGGGTGCAGGCCCTTGCGGTTGACCAGCAGGTACTCTGGCGGCGCAGCGATAACGGGCTTGAGGTGGTTCTCCAGGGCCCTGCGGTCGGACGCTTCGGACTGCCGCAGCTCTTGAATAACGATCAGCTCGGACTCCAGATGGTAGCCCCACTGCGAGCTGGCCACGTTGTCTTTGATGGTCTTGACGTTGGTCTCCGTTGGCCCGCCGATGCCCCAGACCAGCGGGGCCCACATGGAGTCCTTGCCGCAGCCCTGCGTGCCGCCGTGCAGCACCGCGTGATTGATCTTGACGTCTGGGCGCTGCAGCTTGCAGGCCATGACGTCTAGCAAATGCGCGCGCTCCATTGGATCAGGCACCAGGTGCTCGACGTGATCCATCCAGCGCGTGACGTCGCCGGACAGGCCGACCAGCGACGGCCGCGCGTCGCGCCAGCGGTTACCGTAGACCGAGCCCTGGCGCGAACACAGGACCGACTCGCCGGGCGCGTAGGTGACACCCTGCAGCACCTTGGCGCCGGCCCCCTGGCGGTTCTCGTCGTAGCAGACGCTGGCCTCAATGCGGCGGCCCTGGCCGTTGGCGTTGACGTGGATAGAGCGACACAGGACGTGGCGGAACAGCGCGTTGAACGTGCCGCGGCTGATCTCTTGGCGCACGTCCAGGTCGAAGTAGGCGTCGTCGGGCTGCAGGTAGGCGAAGCGCTTGTACCACTTCGACTTCTCCACGCGGCCGGCCTCGCGGCGGTCGACCTCGTCAAGCTGGGCCTGGGCCTCGGCCAGCAGCTCGGGCGCGGGCGTGAGCTTGCCCAGCGCGCCGGCCAGCGTCGACTGCAGCAGCTCCTCGCGCAGCCCTGGCGTATGCGCTGGCCCTCCGTTGGCCGCGACCCAGTCCAGGAACGTCTTGGAATCCAGCTCGACGCAGTGGCTGTGCAGGCAACAGAACGCCCGCATGGATGGCATGTAGCGGCCCTCTGGGCTGCCGTCGGTGTGGTGCTGGGCGTTGGGGCACATGACGCCCATCCAGCCCTCGTTGTTGGGCCGGCTGAAGACCAGGCCCTGCTCGGACAGCCACGCCGCGACGTCGTCGTCGCCGTCGTCGGCCAGGCGCATGGGCTTCGGGCCGCTGTCGTCGTCCGGGCCGGGCACGACGCCCATAGCCGCGCACAGGTCAGGCAGCGCGTACTCGCGGTCAGGGTGGAACTCCACCAACCGTGCGGCGAAGCTGTTGCGGCCCGGCTTCAGGTTGACTGACCCCGGCAGTCGGAAATTTCTGACAGGGTTGCCAGCGCCTGGGTCGGTGTAGCCCGCCTCGGCCATCGCTTTGACCGCGGCGACGAACGCGCCTTTGGTGGGCTGGTCGCTGAAAGCGTAGCCCCACTGGTAGTTGCCCGGCGACGTCTCCATGACCCACGTCGGAGGCACGGGAGGCTGCTTGCTCTTGGTGCCGACGTCGTCGAGCATCAGCACCAGGGCGTACTCGCAGTTGGCCCGCGCGGCCGAGGGGCCGTCTTTCATCCGGTCCAGGATGAAAGAGCCGGTGTTGGCGTACCACGCCTCGCCGGCCTTCATTTTGTGCGTGGGAAGGAACGCCGGCCAGGTGGCCTTGATGGCGCCGTCGGCGTGGAACTGCATCTGACCGTCAACCAGCTTTGGCTTCTGTTTGACGATGAGCAGGGTTTCGCCTGATGGCGCAAGATTTGTGAGATACTCCAAAAACTCCATTGTGTTCTCCAGTTCAGACGCCCGGCTGCCACCGGGCGTTTTTGTTATGCCTTGCCGTATCGGTCCATCACATGGATGTCGATGGCCAACGGAAGGTCGGGCGCCCACGACGGGGACGTGGTCATCACTTGAGTCATCAATGCGACCAGCTCGTCTGGACGGTCTGTCTCCACGACGATTTCGTCATGGATGTGCAGCACGACGTTGGGAATCTGACGCAGCGCGAGGCGCAGCACATCGTTGGCCGTGGCCTGGGTGACGTTCTCGCAAGCCAATCCTCTCCACAGCCTCGCACGGGGCCACTCCTTGGCGTCAGCAGCGGGCTTCCACGATCCTTTGGCGTAAGAGACGCCATCCTGTTCTAGGCGCGCGTAGGGGTACGCCAGGATTCGCCCGCTGGGCAGAGCGTACCAGAGATGCTGGCCGTCGAACAGGTACGCGACGCGCCCCGCGCGGATTTCATGGTTCGGGTTGCGCATGGCTCTGGTGTAGGCGTCCTCCAGCGCCTGGCCGTGGTGCATGGCCCATGCGTTGGTGCGGCGCCAGGTCTTGATGGCGCGCGCAATCTCAGCGTCGGTCATGCGCACGCCGTAGACCTTGCCGAAGGTCGCGAACGACCCAGGGCCGCCCAGGAACCCCAGCGCCAGCTCCTGCACTTTGCCCACCTGCCGCTGATCCTTCGTAACGTCCTCGTACGCCACGCCAAAGGTCGACATGGCGTTGACGATGTACGGGTCGCGGCCAGCGCGGAACACGTTGAGCTTCTGCTCGCCCGAGGGCGTGTTGGACAGCCAGGGATGCACGCGGCCTTCGATGGCCGACCAGTCGGCCACGACGAAGGACTTGCCTGGCGCCGGTATCAGCGAAGGCCGCAACATGCCCTTCAGGACGTCAGTGACGCGCTTGCCGTAGATCGGGACGATCTGATGCCCGCGCGTCATGGCGTGCCTCACTGCCTCAGGATCGGCGGCACACTTTCGAGTGAAGTTATGTACCTGCGCTCCATAAGAGCTTGCTCGACCTGTCGCTGCACCTCCAGCGAATACAAATGCGCCTCGTACGCGGCAATCTTCTGCATCAGCCAGCTGTGCCAGGCGGCTGAACTTCGCAACCGACGACGCCCACAGGTCATCCGCACATTGAACGACGTCCGCAACATCGGCCGGAACTTCATCGGGGTTCTCCTCTGCCAGCGCGAGCAGGTTGGCCCGCACCGTCTTGTCAATCGACGCCTTGGGCACGCCGTCGACGTAGGTGGTCATCAGCTTGCGGGCCTCAAGGCCGACACGGCCCCAGACCCACTCGCGCATCTTGGGCGAGCGCACCGACGTGATCTCTCCCTCGGTGATCTCACGCACCTCGGCCTGGATGGCGTCCAGCTCCTCGACAGCGTACTCCTGCGCGGCGCGGCACAGGTCAGTGTCCACCAGCACGCCACGGTCGTTGATGTGTTCATTGACGTGGTAGTCGGTCAGCTCGTCGGCCGACAGGTCGCGCATGGCCTTGGACACCGCACGCATGGTCCGCACGTCCTGCTCGCAGTAGGCAATCATCTCGGCCATCAGCGCGGCGTCTTCGCGGAAGGTGCCGTCGTCCTTGGGGATGGACAGCAGCCGGATGAGCTGCGCGCCGCGGTGATCCTTGCGCATGCTGGCGCCAGCGAAGCGCCCCACGTCCTCCAGGCCGCCCGGCGCGCAGTTGGCGCGGGCCTGCGCGGCCGTGCAGTAGAACTGTTCGACAGCGGGCTCGGTGACGCCCCAGGTGGGGCACAGGACGTACCAGAAGATCAGCCGCTCGAAAGCGGCGTTGTGGGCGCGGATCTGGCCGCCGCGGCGGATGTGGTCGTCGATGCCGACGGGGAACGGCTGACCGGGCCGCCAGGTGACGACGTCGTCGTCATTGAAGGCGTAGGACATGCACAGGATCTCTGTGGATGCGTCCTGCGCGTAGTTGTAGGAGCCGCGGGTGGTCAGGTCGCAGGCACTGCGTGTTTCAAAGTCAAGCCACAGCATAGAAAAAGCGGGGCCTTTCGGCCCCGCCCCTTCACTCTCAGGCTACACGCCGACGACGGGCCGGCGCCGGCTCGGCCGCAGGAGCTTCTGGCTCTTGCGCCGCGTCGGCCTTGCCGTCCATCGACACCCACTCCACCACGTCGAAGACAGGGGTGTAAATCCTGCCGTAGCTCTTGTGCTGGTAGTGGTCTTTGCCCAACGTCACGATGGGCACGGGCTTGGACTGGTCTTTGTCCACCTGGCCTGCGACGGCCAGGGCCAGCTCCTGCACGGCGCGCTTGCCACCAACACTGGTGGTGGTAAAGCGCGCTTCCATGCCAGCGTCTTCGCCGTCGATGCACTTGAGGCTGACGCCGATCTGCTGCTCCCAGCCCTTGGACGCGCCCGGAGGGGCGGCTTCCACTTCGGGCAGGGGCTGCGTCATGGACACCATCTTCTCGCCGAGCACCGCACCGTCACCCCAGGCAATATAGCCATGGATAAACGAATACGGGTTGACCGCCCACTTCGACCCAGACTCGACTTCCGTCTGGTCTGCGCCAAAGATCCAGTGGCCTGTGCGATCCATTTTCAGGATCACCATGCCGACTGGCGCGGCCTGTTGCGCGGCGGCGCGCAAGGCAGTGGAGAGCTGGGCAACTGCGGGAAGACCCGCCTGAGAGAACGCTACGAGATTGGACACGATTGAACCTTTCTGAGTTCACTGAACACGATTGAGAGCAGCGCGCAGCTGCTCGCCGAGAACCATCACGGCCGGACGGGGGTCGCCCGCCGGTGCGATGGTGTTGCCGGACGACACGGCCACGACCTGATCGGTCGGGAACGCGGCGCCGGCCTTCTTTGCCACCTTCTCTGCTTGAGCAGGCGACAGAAGTTCTCGCTTGTAGATGTCGTCGGCCTTGAGGCCCGCCATCATCAGCGCCTGCTCGGCCTTGGTCTCATCGACCCACTGCCGCGTAGCGCGCTTCGCTACAAGTTTATACCCTGGCACGGGCATGTTTTTCTCAAGCCGCTCCTGCGCCAGCTTGCGCGCCTCGGAGATGAACGACTCCAACTGGTCGGCCAGCGTCAGCGCCTTGGCCAACTGCTCGGGGTCGACCGTGGCCAAAGCCGTGTGGGTCACACGGTCCACGGCGCCGTTCATCTGCGGGCAGATGGGCTTGGCGGTACACCAGCGGCAGTGGTCGCCCAGCGCCGTGGGGGCGTCGGCGCGCTGCGCCAGCTTGACAGCGGCGATCAGGTCACGCTCAAACTGATCGATGCGCGCCCAAGTCGTCACCCAACGGCGGATGTGCGGCGGCTGGACGATGATGATTTCCACCTCGCGGGTGCCGTTGGCCGCCCAGTACAAGCTGCTAGTCTTCATGGCCGCTGCGGCGTAGAACAGCCCCTGCTCGTTCTCCTCGGCCTCGACCATCACGCCGTCGCCGAACTTCCAGTCCAGCACGACCGCGCGGTCGCCGATGCGGCCCACCAGATCGGCGTTGCCGAAGACGCCTTCCAACGCCTTGACGCCCTCGAACTCCACCTCGACCTCCTGCACGAACTGCATCTTCTGCTCGGGGTCGATCTGGTCAAGCGCGTCGAGGCAGAACTGCAGCTTCTCAGCCTGCTCGTCGGTGAGCTTGTGCTTGGCGATGATGTCGCCCAACTCGCCATCGGCCAGCAGGTCTTCCATGCAGCCGTGCAGGAGCGTGCCCTCCTCGGCGTACTTGGACGACGCCTGCGGCGGCATCTTGGCGACGAGCGCCACGCTGCCAGGGCAGTTGATGACGCGCTTGGCGGTGGACCCGCCGACGACTTTACTGTGTTGCACTGTGAACTCCAGTTGATTGATGAGGACTGCAGTGTAGGGTGTTGACAATGATCTGTCAACAGTTCAGAATCACAAAAAATTTCGGAGAGCGGCTCATGGACACTGAAGCTGAAGTGGTGAAGGACATCCTAGCGCGGCAGCGCCGTGGGGTGTCGAAATATGGCGTGACCGTCGCCAACAACCCACTGCCGTTGCAAGATTGGCTGCAACACCAGTACGAGGAGCTGCTTGACGCGGCGATCTATTGCAAGCGCGCTATTCAAGAACTGCAAGCCAAGGACGACTGGAAATGACAGTCAAGATCACCAACGACAAGGCCGCAGCGGTGGATCAGGACTACTTCTGGAGACCACTCCACACATGTCCACTCAGCGCGAAAGTCCAGCTTCTCACCGAGGGGGGCGTCGCGGTGTACGGCCAATACCAACCCGGTGTCGGCGGTTACGTTGGCTGGGCACCGCTGCCCAAGAAGCCGGGATGGATGGAAGGGAGCACACCCCATGGGTACTGACCGCGAACTGCTTGAGGCCGCTGCGAAGGCGGCGGGAATGAAGATTCACGCCGCTCGTCAGGCCGAACGCGACGAGGAGGGGTGCGCCAATTCTGGCCTTTGGATCGTCAACGACTCAACCTGCTGGAACCCCCTCACCGACGACGGCGATGCGCTGCGGCTGGCGGTGAAGTTGAAGATTGACCTTCGCAATTTCCACCCTAATGAAGTTGCAGCGCAATTCAAATTACCGAACCGCCCGGGCTGGTATGAGGACTCGCAAGATCGCACCCCCGACCCCTACGCCGCCACCCGCCGCGCCATCGTCAGGGCTGCGGCTGAGATTGGAAAGGGAATGCCATGAGGTTCGTCCAAGAGCGCGCCGCAGCGGTGCTGGACTACTGCCGACATGCTCGCACGATGAGCGAGATCAGGCAGCACTTCCATGAGCGGCCTGACCAAGCCCGCTACGCGGTGCACAACCTCGTCAAGTCCAACCACCTCGTCAACCTGCTGCCAGGCGCTCGGCGTGGGCTGTACCTGACCGTGAGCAAGCCGCCCGTGCAGCGAGCCAAGCCTAAGCCCATCAAACCTGCGCCAGTGCGCAAGGTCATCCCCACCAGCGTGTTTACTTGGAGACCCATGTGAAGACCGAGAAAGAGATCGAAGCCTACCTCGTCGGCGCTGTCCGGGCGATGGGCGGCATCGCGTACAAGTTCACGTCGCCCGCCCACCGGGGTGTGAGCGACCGCGTGGTCGCCTTGCCCGACGGCACCGTCTGGTTTGTCGAGCTGAAGACCGAGACCGGCAGGCTGTCGCCGCTGCAGGAGATCTTTCGCCTTGAGATGAACCGCTTGCAACAGAACTACGCCTGCCTGTACGGCAAGGCCGACGTGGATAACTGGGTTACCTACGTCAAGGGCGGTGAGAAATGACCCGAGACGACATCATCCGCATGGCGCGGGAGGCTGGGTGCGTGGACCCGATGGTGTTCTTTGGTGCGTATGAACGCTTCGCCGCCCTTGTTGCCGCTGCCGAGCGCGAGGCGTGTGCGACGGTGGCTGAATGGGAGCCGTGTATGTCTGACACACCGCAGCGCATTGCCGCCGCCATCCGCGCAAGGGGGCAAGCATGACCACGCTGCGCCCCTACCAAGAAGAAGCGGCGACGTTTTTGTACGAGCACGACCGGGCGATGATCCTCGCGCCGGTCGGCGCGGGCAAGACGGCCATCACGCTGACGGCCATGCACGAGCTGGTGGCCTCCGAGCACATCCGCTTCCTTGTCGTCGCGCCGCTGCGCGTGGCGTCCTCAGTATGGCCGGTCGAGGCGGCCAAGTGGGCGCCGTCGCTGAAGGTGCGCGTGGCGGTCGGCACACCGAACCAACGCTTCGCTGCGCTGTACGACAGCGACGCTGACGTGGTGGTCATCAACTACGACAACCTGCAGTGGTGCGCAGACCTCGACCTGTCCGACTTCACGGGCGTGGTGTTTGACGAACTAACGCGCCTGAAGAACCCCAGCGGCAAGCGCTTTAAGGCGATAGAGAAGATCGTCAAAGCCGTCGAGATTCGCTGGGGCCTGACCGGCTCGTTCACCAGCAACGGCCTAGAGGACGTCTTCGGCCAAGTCAAGATCATCGACCAGAGCCTGCTCGGGCGCGCCAAGGGCGCGTTCATGCAGCAGCACTTCTTCCAGTACAACCGTGGCACCCATGTCGAATGGGAGGCGATGCCCGGCGCGCTGCAGCGCGTCATGCAGAAGATCAAGCCGGCCACCTACCTGCTGGAGCCGGGGCAGTACAAGGACACGCTGCCGCCGCTGCACACGGTCGAGGTGCCGCTGCAGATGGAGATGCGCGAGTACGACGCCATGCGCAAGAACTT